AGGTTTACACTACTTCCACGAAACATCTCATTGATGGTCTGGTCGATTATTCTACTAATATCAATATCTTTCATATTATAAACAATAAAAATTTATTCCTTATTTCAAATAAATATCGTCTTTGCTTTGTTTTTAATGTATATTTTCTATATATTTGTATTATGAAACAGCCAGTTAGAAGAAAAATAATGGAAGCAAACAATATACAAACAAGAAAAACACAGTATATTGCGGTTATAGACGGAAATAACCTTCTTAAGATTGCCCTTGTTGATAAAAGGGAAAATCAAAACGGCCTTGAATATGGTGGTGTCTTTATGTTCCTTAAGTTGCTTGGTGGTGTTCTTTTGAAAAAGGATTTTGACTATTGTTTTGTCTGTTGGGATGGAGAAGGGTCTGGAATTCTAAGGTGGAATTACTATAAGGATTACAAGGCCAATAGAGACAAACACTATGAGATGCAGACAGATTATTATAAGAAATTGAATGATTATGCAAAATTTGTAATAGCGTATTCCAAGAGTAAGAGAGGGGAAGAGAATACCCACACTATGGAAACAGAGGAAGAATCGTTCGAGAGACAGAAAATGATTATACAATCGATACTTGAAGAACTTTGTATAAGGCAACATGAGTATGAAAATGTGGAAGGTGATGATATTGTATCGTATATAGTCCAAAACAAACATCCAGAGGATAAAGTTGTAATAGTGTCTTCTGACAAAGACTTGACACAATTAATATCAGATACGGTGGTTATATATAACCCACGAACAAAGGGGTTTATCACTGAAACCAATTCGTCGGAGGTTCTTGGTATAACACACAAGAACGTTGTGCTTGAAAAGATACTATGTGGGGATGCTTCTGATAACATAAAGGGGGTTAAAGGAATTGGACAAACGACATTAATTAAGCTATTCCCAGAAATAGTTAATGAGAAGATTGATTTGGAGGCTGTTATAGAGCGTTCAAAGGGCCTACTGGATGAGAGGAAGGCACAAAAGAAAAAACCCCTTAAAACGCTTGAAAACATTGTTAATGGTGTTACTGATGGGTGCCAGGGGAAAAACCTTTATGAAATAAATAAAAAAATAATTGATTTATCAGAGCCGTTATTGACAAATGAAGCGAAAACAGAACTTGATGATTCACTATATACACCAATGGACACAAACGACAGGAACATAAAGAATGTGTATAGCATTATTTATGAAAATGGGATGAATGACCTTATTGATGAAGAGAAATTTGGTAATACGTTTTCGCCATATAGTAGAATTATCATGATGGAACAAAGGCGATATGAAGATTTTCAGAAAAAAAATCATTAAAAATTTGGTTTCTTGAAAAAAAATGACATATATTTGTCGAGAAATTGAGAGTTAGTTTTTTTATTGTTTAACTTTTTTCTTTTAAAATTTATGGAAAATAACGAAAAGAAAGATTACAAGGAAGAGAGATTTGAGTTCACAATCTTCGTGAACGATTTTATCATCTGTAGTAGAAATTTCAGAATTTTCAACTACATTGAGAACAGTATGAACACGCTGGAGTTCAAGGAAACCGTTGACAACATCGTGAAGATGATTGACGATGACCTTAAGTCCAAGAGCAGGGTCTACACTTGGTACAACTATGACCCGAACTATCAGAACGAGAACGATGAGTTCAATCGTCCTCTTATCGACCCCTGGAAGTGTACCTTCAAGATTGTCATTTATGACAACAAGAAAGAGGTGATTAGCCGCATTTGGGACGGATATGCGTACCCCAAGCAGATTCGTGAACGTGTTGACCTGGGCAACAAGTATGTTAAGGTCTACAACGAAAGCGGTGAGCCGTTCCTTTATGAGAAGGAGGCGTTCTTCAAGGCAAACGAAGGTCGTTTGACATTTGAACAAGAGCTGTTGAAGGCGATGATTATGGACAAGCAGGACGTCCTTCTCGGCATCACAAAGGCTATTTGTAAGGCTTGCTCCCCCTCACGTGAGGAATTAAAGGAGACTGGGTATTTTGATATCCGTGAGTCTAGCAAGTACCTTAGCAAATACACCAGGGCAGGTGTGTATGATACCACGGAACCAAACCTTGACGAGGATGGAGAGGTTATATCGTACATGAAGGTTGGTCCTTCAAAGCGATATGAATACAACATCAAGCAGTCGAACAAACGCCTTGAAAACTCGTGGGCAAAGGCTTTAAGTGCCAAGACAAAAAAGTATTTTAAGAACTTATACTAAGATTTGTAAAAATGTTTGATTATGGCTCAAGCTAAAAATAAAAAAGATTTAGGGTATTTAGGAGAAAGTTTCCAATACAGGCTTGCCCATGAGTTCATTACCAATCACACATTTTTCGAAGACTTAAGCCCGATTATTGACCAGAACATGTTCACCGACCCAAACTTGAAAACGTTTGTCGGTGTACTGAGAAACTATTATGAGAAGGAGGGCTGTGTTCCCTCCTTCGACATGATGGGAATCGAGTTGAATAGTGTTTCACATTCTGAAAGAGAGGCTGAAACATACGCTTCTGTGTTGGATAAGGTCATAAATACACCAGTTGATGGTGCCGACAGGATTAGGGAAAAAGCTGAAAAGTTTTTCAGACAACAGAACATCATCAAGACCGCAAATGAGATTTTGAAAATTGCTGGAGACGGAGACACCGAAAAATACGAAATGTGTGTTAATCTCTTGAACGATGCAATGACCAAGGGAGTACACAATGATTTCGGTGAAGGTGTTTTTGACCATTTGTCCGAAACCCTGTCAGATGATTATCGAACACCAATCCCAACTGGAATAGAAGGTATTGATAATGTTCTTGAAGGTGGCCTTGGTAAGGGAGAACTTGGCGCAATAATTGGTCCTTCTGGGTTTGGTAAGACTAGCCTTACGACGGCAATGGCTTCACATGCCGCATTAAAAAACTTTAAGGTTCTACAGATTTTCTTTGAGGATAGGGTGAAACAAATCCAGAGGAAACACATTGGAAGGCTTACGGATGTCGAAGCAAAAGATTTGTCGAAACCAGACATAGTCGACCAGGTCAAAAAGAAGTTAGATGACCTGGATGAAGAGAGCAAGAGAAGGATAAAGGAAAACCTTAGAATGATACGTTTTCCAAGTGGAGAAAAGACCGCCAGACAAATAGAAAACTTTATTAAAAAGTTAACAAACAGTGGTTTTAAACCTGACCTTGTCATCGTTGACTACTTTGAATGCCTTGCACATGAAAACGATAGGTCTACAACAAGCGAGTGGGAACGTGAAGGAAAGACAATGCGAAGGTTTGAGGCAATGGCAGGAAAACTTGATATAGCAATATGGATTCCTTCACAAGGTACAAAAGATTCCGTTAATGCTGAGGTTGTGACAATGGAGAAGGCTGGTGGCTCATTCAAGAAGATGCAAATTGCACATATCATTTTGTCAATAGCAAGGACAATTGAGGATATAAACGAGAATAAGGCAACAATTGCAATCTTGAAGAACCGTGCAGGAAAGAGTGGAGCCGTGTTCCATGACGTTAATTTCAACAATGGAACTTGTAAGATTTCCACGGAAAATGCTGATGTTGTTGAAAGCATGTATGAGGAAAATGAAAAGAGAGAGAAGGATAAATTAGAGCTTGTGAAACAACTTATGGAAAACGCAAAAGAGTAGAAAAGTTTTTTTAAATTGGAACCTATTGGCTATCAACGATATCGGGTTTGGTAGCCAATTTTTTTCCAATTTTGGCAATCTTTTTCTCGTGGTCAGATGTATTTATTTCTACATCATGCTTTATATTTTTTATAAAACAAGCGTTTGTTTAGTAGCAATGTGCCGCCTGGGAAACGGACGTAAATTGTTACAGTAGCGTATATTAACAATAAATTTAAAATAAAGTTTTGCAATAACAATGGAAGTAAGAAAAAGTGACGGGTCGTTTGAGGAATTTAGCCCCAACAAAGTGAAAAATGGCATATGTGAAGCGTATAATTCCGTTCAAGAAAAATGTCCAGAAGGTCTTTTGGATTCTCTAATCAGAAATCTTTTAATTTATGACAAGATTGCATCATCTGAAATCAGGCGCCAGATAGAGGAAGCAATGATGTCAATCAACAAGAAAGTTGCAAGAGCGTATATTAAGAAGTATGAAGAGCTTGAGGGCGAGAGTAAACGTCTTAAGAAGGATAACGACTTCATAAGTGATTATATAAACGCATCAAACGCCTCTACTGGTTCAAAGTATGATTCAAACGCAAACGTTGAGAAAAAGAACGTTGTTACCCTTGGACAGGAATTGCATAAGGGAAAGAATATACAGGAAAACCGCTACATTATGCGTAACAAGATTCAGGCCCTGTATACAAAAAAACTTGCAAATCAATATATCAAAGACCTTGAATCTCATGTTCTTTATAAGCATGATGAGTCTGGAACGCCAGGATATCCATACTGTGTCGCAATTACAATGTATCCGTTCCTCACAGATGGTTTAAAAACGCTTGGTGGACAATCAAAGGCACCAACAGACCTTAAGTCGTATTGCGGAGAATTTATCAACCTTGTTTATTCAGTGTCGTCACAATTCATGGGGGCTGTGGCAACTCCTGAGTTCCTTATGTATATGGATTATTTCATTCGTAAGGATTATGGAGAGAATTATTTGTCCATTTTGGATAAACAAGTTGAATTAAATAAAAAGGGTCGTACACTTGAGCAGGTTATTGAAAATTGTTTCCAACAAGTTGTGCATTCAATGAACATGCCAGCAGGCAATCGTGGCTATCAAACAGTGTTCTGGAATGTCGGATATTTTGACGAAAACTATTTCAATGGAGTATTCGGTGATTTCAGATTCCCTGATGGTTCAAAACCAGTGTGGAACACACTTTCATGGTTACAGAAGAAATTTATGAAGTGGTTTAATGCTGAGAGAGAAAAATATGTACTCACATTCCCTGTTGAGACAATGGCAATGCTTACTGACGGTCATGACATCGTTGATAAGGAATACGCTGACTTTACAGCAGAAATGTGGTCAGAAGGTCATTCATTCTTCTGTTATCTCAGTGATTCACCTGATTCTTTGAGTAGTTGTTGTAGACTCAGAAATTCATTGAAAGACAACGAAGAAGATGAAGAACACAACCATACGACACACCAATTCTCAATGGGTACTGCTTCCGTTGCCACTGGTTCAAAGTCTGTTATGACAATTAACCTTAACAGAGTTATTCAAGACGCAACAAGAAAGTATTTCAAAGAAGTAGAAGGTGTTGAACTTGAAAACGGTGTTGCAATTGATATAACAAAAGTTATCGATAAAAACAGGTTATATGAATACATTGCTGGTGGTATTACGGAATTGACAGAGAGAGTTCACAAATATCAAAGGGCTTTCAACGAGATTATCAAAGACTTCTATAACGCAAAAATGCTTGATGTTTACAGTGCTGGTTATATCTCAATGAAGAAACAGTATCTCACAATTGGAGTAAACGGTCTAACTGATGCCGCTGAATTCCTTGGTATTGAGCCAAACCTTAATGACGAATATAAGGAATTCGTTAACAACATTCTTGAGACTATCAATATTTCCAACAAGAAGGATAGAACAAGGGACTGTATGTATAATACCGAGTTTGTTCCTGGTGAGAACCTTTCAAATAAGAATTACAATTGGGATAAGAAGGACGGATATTATGTGTCACCGAAGCACATTATGTATAGCAGTTACTTCTTCAATCCAGAAGACACTGAGTTGTCAATCTTGGATAAGATGAAGCTTCACGGAAACGACTATGTAAAGTATCTTGACGGAGGTCAGGCTGCACATCTGAATATCAATGAGCATCTTTCATTTGACCAGTACAGACAGTTGCTTAGGGTCGCCTCTGAATATGGTTGTTCATATTTCACATTCAACTGTAAGAATACGGTTTGTAACGATTGTGGATATATTAGCAAGGACACATTGGATGTTTGCCCAAAGTGTGGTAGCACAAACCTGGATTATCTAACTAGGATTATTGGCTATCTAAAGCGTGTTAGCTCATTCAATGAGGCTAGACAAAAAGAGGAACACATGAGAAGCTATAATAAGTAGTTGAGTTATATTGAAATGTTCAATTAATGTTTAAAGACCATGAAAAGAATAAAATTACAAGAGCATCAGCTTAGTAAGATATTTGAGGACTATAGACAATTAAAGTTACCTTTTGAGCGTGGCACAGAAAATGGTTACGACTATAAAGGTAACTATGAACATTTCATAGACTGGCTGGAATATATTGGAAAATACGGTACATTAGGTAATAGTGGATTTAATGAAGACTCTCTTAACAAGCTTATTTATTCATACCTAGAAAAATCTTTTGATGAATATGTTAATCAGTGGGATAATGGAGAACAAGCGTGTTACTCTTCTATTGACTCCATGTTTAACGAAGCTATAAAAAATAACACAATTGAAAGATACTTTGTTTTACCAACCAAAACATTAAATCGTGCGATTAGAAAGTATTCGCTTAGCGATGTGTTGGAAACGGAGAATGTTAGTGATTATTTTAATTTTCTTACAAAAGAAGGGGCAGAAGAGTTTAGGGAGCGCTGTATTAGATATATTGAATCTGTAGTTATTAAACAAGGTTTATCCGATATAACACTGAACGAAAGAGGGTTGATTTACGTTGAAAGGGAGATAACTTTACCAGATATGCTAAATACCAAATTTGACGCTGACTATGAACCGCACATGTGCAACTATTTTGATTATTTACGTTCAAAAATGAAAGGTGTTGGGATATGCTGGTCTTGGAAAGAAAATGGTGGTGAATCGTATTGTGCCCATTCATATAACGGGATTAATAGTTCAAAAGTGCTTTTAGTTGGCTGGGTAAACCCTAAAAGCGTTGATTGGATTGAAACACTATCGATAAACACCTACATGGAGAATTCTGAAACAGAACTTAGACTTTTGAAAAATAGTGTTATAGAGGTAGATAAAATACTTTTTGAAGGAAAAAACATACTTAAAAAACCGATTTTAGTAAAAACATAAAGATATGCTTAAGTATTACAACACAATGGTGGTATTCGAGGAAATACCAGATGAGATAACGTTAGCGATTAATATCACGAACTGTCCTTGTCATTGTCCTGGTTGCCATTCAAAATATCTTTGGGAAGACGTTGGAACAGAACTTACGAACGATGAAATTGACAGTCTTATAGAGAAAAACAGTGGCATTACCTGTGTTTGTCTTATGGGTGGAGACTCAGACCACGACTCCGTTAATGAAACAGCAAAATATATAAAAGGCGAACACCCTGCTTTAAAAGTGGGTTGGTATAGTGGGTTTAACGAAATACCTACAGCAATCATGCCTGAGTATTTTGATTACATAAAGGTAGGGCCGTATGTTGAGGAATATGGAGGACTCAACAAAGAAACAACAAATCAAGTTATGTATAAAGTTGAGCATAATTATTTGTTTAGTTCCCTTGTGAACATAACAAGTAAATTCTGGAAGAAACGCACAATTTAACTTTTAAGTGGCAAGAGGTTGGTTTAATTTGACCAACCTCTTTTTTTATTTATTATTTCAAGAGAAAAAAGTATTTTTTATATAATTATTGTTAATTAGATATGAATAACAGACTATGGCTAAAAGACAATATTTTGGTATAAAATACCCATTTAAGAATGAGGGTTTTCAACATTTTTACATCGATGCTAATGATACGTTGAAAGATAAAGCGAGGAGCACATTAATGCACATTGTGTTTACTCCTAAAGGACAGCGTATTAGACTTCCAGAGTTTGGTACCGACCTTATCAAGCATATCTTTGAACAAAATGATGGTACGACGTGGGAAGCCGTTAAAAATGAAGTCGCTGAATCTGTTACAAGATGGGCACCGAACATCATTCTTAATAATATAAGTGTAGTGAAAAACGAGGAAAATGAATCACAGATATTTGTAAGACTTGATTATAGCGTCAAGGAGGGAAATATGGTAACTACAGACAGTGTTGTGGTTCAGATTTAATAAGTTAATAAGAGATGACAATATAAAATAGTATGGCTAACAAGAAGATAAATTACCTTGCA